TTTGACCGTTTTCATAGGTAACTGCAATTTTCATAATGGAATCTCCTTTGCAATTTTTGTTGGATTTTTCTGTGTTGGCTCTCTGCATCCGGCAGCAGCGGCCGCAGTGGGCTGCCTCCTGTCCTCCGCAGATACGGTAGCTTCCCCCGGTGATGTGCAGCGGTTTCCCGTGGACAAGACAGGCTGCGATCTTGCGCCGTGCGCTTCCGTAAATCTCCTGCACGGTAGAGCGGGAAATGTCCATTTGCGCGGCACACTGCTCGTGGGTTTGCTGCTCCAAGTCAACCAGCCGAATGACCTCATACTCGTCCAGCGTCAGCAGGATCGGCTCGGCATCCTTGCACCCGTTGGGGCAGAAGGTATCGACTTGTGGTGCGCCACAAATCCGACGGCACCGTGGCGGTCTTGGCATGGACGCTTTCCTCCTTTTGTTTTCGGTATATACCGATTATACAACGTGATTAGAGAATTGTCAATAAGAAGTGAGTGTTTTACCACCCTGGAATTTGAAGGTCATTCGTCCGTCGGCGTGAACGGTCACTGTGTCAATGACTGTCAACCAGAGCTTTTCGTCAAACTCGGTGAGGGCATCCAATTCCTGCACCTCGAACATAAATGCTCCGATGGCTTCTGCTTGGGCTTCCCGTGCTACCTTTGTGGATCGGAGCTGTTCGAGCCGTGCCTTGGCTTTTTCATACCGCTCTACAAACCCATTGTACCGGGCAGCGTATTCTTCCTGGTTTTGTGCCATCTGTGAGTTTTCCGCTATGCAGCGTTTTGTGAGTTCGGTTACAACTTCGATCTCCTCAAGCAGGCTCTCGATTTCTGTGTCAATGCTTGTGCAGTCCGTCAGCGTAGCCTGCATCAATCGGCAATCCTCAAGGATGTTGTCTTTGCTTTCGATGATAGCGTTAAGGGCGGTCACGAACCGCGCTTTAATGGTTTCCTCGTCCAGATGCGGCGTTTCGCATTTGTGCTCACCCTTGAATTTACTGTTGCATTGCCAGATGACCCTGCGGTATTTTGAGGTCGAGTTCCAGACTTTCGAGCCGAAGTAGGAACCGCAGTCCCCGCAGACGATGCGGGAAGAAAAAATGCTCTTTCCGCTGTACTGACGGCTTATCCTCTTACGCCGCGCAAGCTCCGTCTGAACTTTGTCGAACTCTTCCGGCGTAATTATCGGCTCATGGCTGTGTTCCACATAATACTGCGGCACCTCGCCCTCATTGACCTTCCTCTTTTTTGTGAGGAAATCGACCGTGAAGCATTTCTGAAGGAGTGCAGCGCCCTTGTATTTCTCGTTTTGAAGGATGCTTTCCACTGTACTGGTCTGCCAGCGTTGTTTTCTCGATGGAGTCGGAATCCTATCTGCTGTCAGTTCCTTTGCAATGGCCCCCGGCGTCAACCCCTCCATGAATCGAGTATAAATCCGGTGGACAACGATTGCTTCATCCGGAACGACTTCTGGAAAACCGTCCGCTCCTTTGCGATAGCCGAGGAACTGCTTGTATGGGAGGTTGACCTTTCCATCGGCAAACCGTTTTCTCTGTCCCCAGGTAACATTCTCGGATATGGAGCGGCTTTCTTCCTGTGCCAAGCTCGACATGATGGTGAGCAGCAGTTCGCCCTTGCCGTCAAAGGTGTAAATGTTCTCTTTTTCGAAGTAGACTTCTACGCCTTTTTCTTTCAGTTTGCGGATGGTAACCAGGCTGTCGACCGTGTTTCGGGCGAAGCGGCTGACCGACTTTGTGACGATGAGGTCAATTTTACCGGACATGGCGTCGGCGATCATTTCATTAAAGCCAATGCGATGCTTGGTGTTCGTGCCGGAAATGCCCTCATCGGTATATACCTTTACAAACTCCCATTCGGGATTGCGTTTGATGTATTGCGTGTAGTAATCCACCTGCGCCTCGTAGCTGGTGAACTGCTCATCGCTGTCTGTGGACACTCTTGCGTATCCTGCGACCCGCCGTTTTTGTACAGCCACCCTGGAAAGGTGCGTCAGCGGATTGATGGTCGGCGGAATGACTGTGACCGACCGTGCTGCTGTTCTGCTCATTTCTTTTTCCTCCTTGCCTGCAGTGCCCGCTGTCGTGCTTTTTCCTTCATTTCAGGCGTCCAGCTTTCTGCTCTGGAGCGGTCTTTCCATCGTTTAACGATTTCAGAACCGTCGTCCATGCAGAACACCACCATATTGCTTTTCTCTGCTCTGATTGCCGTTATTTTGCTTCTGAACATATCGCTGTCGATGCTGCCCTCTCCCAGCACCTCGCAGGTGAGGGTTTCGAGTGTTTCTTCCGGAATCCGCTTAGCGGCACATTCGGATTTTCCTTTTGTCTGGAATGTAGTGCAATTCCAGTAATGCTTTTTGTGGTAAGTTATGCGCTTATAGGTATTGCCGCACAGTCCGCAGCGAATCAGTCCCGAAAAAGCTGAACGAGTCGGTTTCTTGCGGTTGGCAGCCTGCTGCGCCAGCATTCTGAGCCGCTCCTGTGCCTTATCAAATGTTGCCTGGTCTATGATTGGCTCATGCGTTCCCTCGGCATAGTACATAGGAAGCTCTCCTCGATTGGGTAACAGTTTCTTTTCAATGTGGTTGTTGCGGTATTGCTTTTGCAGGAGTGCATTGCCGAGGTACTTTTCATTGGATAAGGTATTCCGCATCCGCTCCGCACACCATGTGCCGCCGAGAACGCCTTTATGTCCTCTGGCATCAAGGTCACGGCAGATGGAACTCATGCTCTCGCCGCCGTTGAACCGTGCAAATATCTCTCGGACGATGGCAGCGTCCTTCTCATTCACCTGAATGCCGCCCGGTGTGATGTCATAGCCGAACAAAAAGCGGAGGTTGATGATTTCTCCGTTTTCAAAGGCTTTTCGGACACGCCATTTCTGATTTTCACTGGCTGACAAACTCTCTTCCTGTGCGTAGGACGCCAGGATGGTCATCATCAGCTCACCGTCCGCGCTCATGGTGTGGATGTGTTGCTCTTCAAAGAACACATCTACGCCCAGGCTTTTCAGCTCTCGGACAGTCTGAAGAAGCGTCACCGTATTTCTGGCGAAACGGGATATGCTCTTCGTAATAACAAGATCGATGTTCCCTTGGCGGCACTCCTCAATCATGTGCTGAAACCCGGCTCGTTCTCTTTTTGTGCCGGTCACAGCCTCATCGCTGAAAACGCCGCAGTACATCCACCCGTTGTGGCTCTGAATCATTTTACTGTAATAACTGACTTGTGCGGACAGTGAATGCAGCATGGCATCCTTTCCTGTGGAAACACGGGCATAAGCGCAAACACGCAAAGCTTTCGGCTGTGCGGGTATTAGGGCATCGACCCTTTCTACAACTCTCTCCATTTGATTCACCTCCCTTGGTGTGTGACATATTACCTCTAAAAACACGATATATCCAGCGATTTCAGCGGAATATACTACACGAAGATATGCCGTATTTATTGGCTATAATTGTATCGATCTTAGCGTACTCTTTGGCTGATATCAGCCCCTTGGAACGCATACTCCGGGCGAGTGCCATCGCCATCTGGTAGGCAAACAGGCGCTTATCGTAATCACTCATGGTCGGCCTCCTTCCTGCGGAATTTCAAATAGCAGTCACGGGAGCAGAACACCCGATGGCTGTTGCCATAGCTTTCAAACTGCTTTCCGCAATGCCGGCAAGTGAGTGTGTAGTACGCTTTTCGCTGCACGCTTTTAGGGTGCGCGTTCCACCACGCCATTCGGCAAGCATCGGAGCAGAACATCCTTTTTCGTTTGTGCGGTGTCTGCTCAAGCGGAGCCAGGCAGTTTCGGCACAGGGCATTTGAGCCCGGTATCTCTTCGATCTGCACAGGATGTCTGGCGCAAAAGGACTTTACAGTGTTTAGCGGTAGCCCTGTTATAGCGGATATTTTCTTATACCCGTAGCCCTGGTGTTGGAGTTCCACAATTCGTGAGCGTTCCGTGTCTGTCATAGTGATACCTCATTCCTGAGAAATAGCGTTTCTCGCTATACCCAGAGAAAAGGCACTTTTGTCAGGGTAAAATGGGCAAAAAAATAACGCCCTCCACGGAATGATCCGCAGAGGGCGTGTGATAGGTTCGGTTTACTTGTTCGGAATCTTCAGCTTCATGCCGCTGTAGATGACATTGCTTTTCAGCCCATTCAGTCTGACGATTTCCTTATAGCGGCTGCCGTTGCCGAGATACTTCTTGGCGATTGCCCAGAGGGTGTCACCATGCACCACGGTGTGGATGCGGTAGTCCCCGGCGGGTTTCGTGCCTGCCACGGCAAGTGCAGAGGTCTTGACCGGCGACATGATAGCGTACCTGCCGGACTCGTCCTTGTTGATGACCGTGCGGTCGCCGCTGACCTCTACCACATACCAGCGGAGCTTCTTCACCCAGCCGGGAATGGCTTTGCCGTTATAGTAGGTGCTGCCCGTGATGGTCACGAGGTCGCCAGCTTTGATTGTGCCAGTGGGCTGGGTCGGTTCGATCGGCTTCACCTCGCTGCCGAGAGCTGCCGTGACCTTGGATGCCAGATCACCCATACGGGCATACATCCAGTTGCCGGGACAGGATTTATTCGCAAACCATCTGTGGACGGTCAGCACCATCTCGTCAGACTTCGGAGTGTAGTTCAGCGTCTTGGCCTTATCCCCCAGCCAGAGCAGCTTCGTCTTGCCATTGCGCTTGCAGATGTCGGTGCAAAGCTCGATGAGCCGCTGGTACACCACATCCTTGAACGCATACGGCTCGGTGTTGTCGCTGGCGCACTCAATGGTGACGGCTCTCTGGTCGTTGGCTGCGGAGGAGGAGCACCAGGAGCGGTTTTTCTCTTCCACATACATTCCGACCCGACCATCGACACCGATGCCGTAGTTGCTGCTTGCCTGCCGTGAGGTCGGCAAGAAGATGTTGCCGAGCGTTTCCACACTGCACTGACCCACCACGCAGTGAGGCGTGATGCGGTCAATGCTGTGGGTACGCTGCCCGGAGTGGTTCGGGCTGAGTTTGGTGTAGGACACCAGGGAACTGCTTGTGTAAGCCATATTATTCATCCTCCTTTTCACTGCGGTCATGAAGCTGCTCCAGAACGGATTTCAGCTTCTGCGGAATGGGCAGTCCCAGGTATGCGGCGTTTTCCAACAGGGACACGCCCTCATTCGACAAATAGAAGAAAATGACGGCAGTACGCATCACCGAGCCGCTGCCGATGACGCGGGTGTCGAGAATATGCCCGATGCCGACCAGGGCGAAGATGAGCACCTTTTTGAAAATGCCCTTGAATCCGACTTCGCTGGACAGCTTCTTGTCCACCACGGCGCACATGATACCGGTGATGTAGTCGATGACTACGAAAGCCAGAAGCGTATAAAGCAAGCCGTCACATCCTCCCAAGAACCATCCGAGCCAGCCACCGATACCGGCGAATACCACCTGAATGGTCGTCCAGAATTCTTTCATGTTGTTTGTCCTCCTTTGAAATTAAAAATGGGTATGAAAAAAGTGACGCCGGAGCGTCACACTTTTCCGATAGCATAGATTGATACCTTGTAGGTTGCCGATGGTACCGTATTTGGTCTTACGGCAAATATCTTTCCGGGGTTGGTCGTTGTAGACCAGCTACTCGAACTGCCTCGCTCCACAAACATGGCGTAATTGCTGTTCTCCGTGGAGATATGGACATGAGGAATTTCCGCGAAGGTAAATGGAAAATTAGGGAGCGCAATTGCGCCGCTCTCATAGAGCACGCCCCATGCCGTCGAAATGTCGGTCGTAAAGGAATACTGACCCCAACATTCCGCTGTACCGCTTTTCCATTTACGGTAATTCCAGATGCCGCTTGTCCCTTGCTGAATGACAAAATCCGCAAGGGGTGAGCCATCCACCCGCATATCCCCGGCAACATCCAGCATGGCTTGTGGCTCCGGCGTGTTGATGCCGACCTTCTTTTTCCGAAGCGCAATGAGAGGCGTACCCTGCGGAACAGTAAAATACAGATCCAGACTGCTCAAAGAATAGAGCTTGTCTTGGATCTGTAGATGAAGGTCGTAGGAACTGTTGGCATCCAGACTGCACAGTTCCAAATTGGAGTAGCTGAAAGAGGTTCCGCTTTTTGTCGTGCCGGAATAGATGCTGGTATAGCTGCCGTAACTGCTCTCACTGGTTTTCTTGTACCGATACCGCACATAAACCACGCTGTTTTTCTGCGTCCCGTCTACGGTCACAGCAGAAATAGAGCCACTGAATTTGAGTTGCATTTCCGCTTCAATGTCGTTGGTTCGTCGGAGCGTCACCGAGGACACCTTCGGCTTTGCGTATGGGATGACCGTAATAGTTTGGGAAACGCTGGCGGTATAACCGCGGGAGTCCGTGACCGTGAGCGTGACCGTTACGCTGCCGGACTTGGCGATCTTTCCAACAGATAAGGCAGAGCCGGTAGTGTTAGAGGATGACAGCCCGTTGCAGGAAGCTGTGTAGTTGGAAATACTGGCACCGTTTTTTGCAGTTGCCGTTCCGGGCGTGACCTTGAGGGTCGAGTAGTTCTGAACGAATAGCTGGTCGTTGCCTGTGAGGTTTTTTGTGGTCGTGTAGCTGTCGGCATAAGTGAATCCGCTTATGGTCGGAGCAGAATTGGTCGCCGTGGTCAGTACCGTGGCAGTCTTGCTTGAGGTGCTGCCAATCTGCGTAGACCCGCTGTAAGACGAAACCGCAAAGGTACCTATGAACGACTTGATGGATGCCATTGCATTCACCAGTGTCGTTCTCTGCGCCGATGTCAGCGTGACCGTGCGGTTCGCCGTGCCCTTCGACCAGGAAAGCCCGGAAATAGTCAGGATGGTCGTGCTGCCGTTTTTGAGCACCAGCGTATTGGTGTAGGAGGCTTCGTACACGGTCACATTGATGGTAATGGAAACCGTGGCATTGTCCGCCGTCACCGTGTTGACACCATTCACCACAGCACCGCCAAGTGTCTTGACCGTGGAACTGCCGGAAGTGCCGTAGACATGGTTGTACTGCCGCCTTGCTCTGACCCTCACCGTGTAGCTTGTATTCGGTGAGAGCGAGGTGATCGTCACACTGGCACTGGTGGATGCCGTCGTTGAGAACTGCGTCCAGCTCGAACCGCCGTTTGTGCTGTACTGCCAGACGTCCGCCGTGGCCGAGGATGTAGCGGAGATTTTGAACCCGTTTGCCGTGACATTCGATGTGCTGAATGTAACTGTGGGAGCAGAGCGGTCAATGGTAGTCAGCGTCATGCTGCCGCCGTATTCCTGTGAACCGTAGATATAAACACGGGTCGAGAATCCGACCGCAATCGTTTTGCTACCGTTGCTGTTGTGAGCTACAGTAATCGTGCCACTGACAGAACCTTTCTTTGCCGGGAAAACACGGTCATCCCAATAGGTACGGCCCTTTGAGTATACGGTCGTACCATTGATCGTTACAGTGGTCGTGTCAATGGTGTAGTAAGTGGATGCGCCACCGGTAGAGGTCAGCGTCCAGGAAAGTGTCGAGCTGTTACCGACCACATTCACGCTTTCTGAAATGTCCAGTTGAAGATAGCGCCCATCGTATGCCGCGCTTTTCCAAGTTGCCATATCTTTCCCTCCTTTTAATCCAGAATGACGATGTTCAGCCCCTCGGACGCCGTCGGCATCGGGACAAACTTCGTTTTGCCCACGGTCAGCTCGCCGTCCACCGTGGTTTTCTTGGTTTGCGTTTCGTCCTTGTTCAGGGTGAAAATCACCTCGTCGTTGTAGTAACCGGCGAACTCCGTGTTTGTGATGACCGTCCGCTGGGACGATGCGCTGTTGGATACCTCGATGCCCCGCTTGTCGATCTTGACCTCCTGAGTGTAGATCTCGTTGGGAGCAGGCGTCCACTTTCGGGGAATCGCTCCTTCGGAAATCATGATGTCGGCGAGATAAATGGACGCATCCCGACAGTAGCAGTAAATACGCAACGTGGGGTCGGTCACATCCGTGAGCGTTACGGAGTAATCCGTCCAGTCAAACGCCGTGGACTTATTGAACAGGTACTTGGTTTTGTTTCCGTTGTAGGTCACATAGAAATACCCGGACATGGTCGAGGTTTTCTTTGCCCGGACCGAGATCGTATAAGTGCCGGGGACTACCCCTCGGATGTACTGCGACAACGAGGAGTAGGCCCCCAGCACAAAGCAGGAGTCGGAAATAGTGTTGTTCTGCGTATCGGTGGAAGTGTCCGTTTTCACCGTGCCGGAGCAGCTCCAATCGTCCGTGATGCCGTTCAGCCCGGAAGAGTTCTGCACATAGTTGATGCCGCCGATGTACTGCTCCTGCATGGTGACGGACAGTCCATCCACCGTGTGTTCCAATTCCGAAACACGGCTTTCGGAGTTCAGCACCCGTTCCTCCAGGACGCCCTGGTCGTTGGACACCGTTTCCACGGTTTCGGTGAGGGTCGCCACATAGCTGTTCAGCCCGTCGATGGTCTGCTGGAACTGTGCGTCCTTCTCGGTCAGAATGGAAATGGTGGTGCGGATCGTTTCAATGTCGTTCTGCACCACCCATTCATTTCCGTCCCATATCTTCGTTTCCGGCGGGGTCACGGAAGTATCCACCCAGAGCTGCCCCTCATAGGGGTTCTCCGGCGGCGTGTCCGAGGTGACCACATCGCAGAGACTGATAATCGTGAACTGTGCCGATGCGATCATCTCACCACCTCCTTAAAGCGCCACAACGACCATAAAGGTTGCCTTGGTATCCACATCGGCGCTGGACACCGACAGGGTCTTGCCGGTCTTGCTGCCGTTGGTTCCCCAAGAGGTGTCGACGACACCGTCCTTGTTGTACTTCGTCCAGGTGTAACTGCCGTTCCCGGCTGCGTCAACCTCGGAGCCTGCCTGATAGCAGACGGCGGTCAGCACGGTCGTGCCCTGGCCGTTCTTGAATACATCGCCGCCCGTGGAGGTGACGATGATCTGCAGCGGGTCGGAGTTGTCGATGAAGGTCGCCACATCGAAAAACTTCGTGTTATAAGAAGCGGATGCGGAATCCGTGTCCTGGGCACAGCACTTGAACACAGCGTAGCTGTCCACCGCTGCGGCGTAGACCGTGAGCGTATTGGTGGCCGTGCCGGTGTATTTGTCGGCGGTATCCGAGAGCTTGCGCCAGCCGATGCCGAAGTCTGCATCATAGCCGGTGGAAGAAGTAGCGGTGACGGAAGCGTCCATGACCGCCCACTTGTAGCTGACCTTGGTGGTGTCCACCGTAGAGCCGCGCCACAGCTCGGCCTTGGCGGTCAGACTGGCGACCTCCTCATTCTTGAACACATTTCCGTTGGGTGTGGTGACCAGCAGGTCGACGATGCCGGAACCGTTGACCACACGGGAGAAGGAAATGGTCAGCGGATGGGTCAGCGACAGACCGGTGCTTTCGTCCTTGTAAGTGATGACACAGCGATAGTCGATGCCGGGCAGTTCCGCCATGACATTGGCCTTGACCGTGAGAATGTGGCTCTTGGCACCACTGAGGGCGTAGTTCGTGCCTGCGGTGATGGCGGTGTTGCTGTCGCCCACATACCACTTGACCGAGGTGACATTGGCGGTGGCGATCTGGTCGGCAGTGGTGCCGATGACATACAGACTGGGTGTCAGAACGAGGTTCTTCGTTTTCCAGTCGGGGGTGTAACTGCCGTTGTCGGGGTTATACATCTGAGTCTTGGCGAGGTTCGAGCCGATGTACCCCGTCAGCGTCAGTGCGTCATTGTAGTCGATGATGGTAAACTGACCTTGTGCTTTGCTCATGTGAGAAGCCTCCTTTAAAGTTGTTGTATCTGAACCGGACACTGTGCCGGTTTCTGTTGTGGGTTCTGCGGTTGCCATAATGAATTCCTCCGTTATAACAGGCTCTGCCTGGTCGTGGTGTCAATGAGGTCACAATAAAAAGTGGCGCGGACTTTGACATCCGCACCGGTAATGGCCACGGACTTTGCACCGCCGAAATGCTGTTCATTCCAGACTTTGTCCGCTTCTGTGTCCTCCGACACCCTTGTCCAGATAAACTGGTTGGCATCCAGCGTGTCGGTGATGTCCTCGTCCCAGGAGTACACCTTAGCGGAAAGCAGCGTTTTCACATTACCGTTCTTGAAGATGTTCCCGTTGGATGAAATGATGACCAGTCGGAGCATTTTCTGCTCCTCAATGGTGGTAATGCGGTCGCTGACCTCGGTGACCTCCTTGCTGGTGGCGTAGGCTCGAAGCACAACCTCGCCGCTCTCCAAGTCCCACCAGGACGAGCCATCCTGTGACTGAATGACACCAGCCTTGATGATGTTCGCCACCAAGGAGCCGGAGGTGATGAAGTCCGCGACGATCTGACCGTCTGCCGTGATGGCGGTTTCATAGGGACCGTTGTAGCCGTTATGGGAAAAGCCCAAGCCGCCCACATTCCAACGCCAGACATTCACGGCATCGTCAATGGATGGTGCGTCCAGGATGAGCAGCTCATAGGGCTGTCCGTTTTCCTCGGTGGTATGGATGACCACATAGCCGCCGCTTTGGCCGGTGATAAGCCCGGTGGCCTTGCCGATGGCGGTTTGGAGCAGCTTTGGAAAGCGTCCCACCGTGGATTCCACCTTGTCGACCGTGGACTGCACCTCGGAAATGGTGGTGATCATACTGGACTTGCTCTGACCGAGGGAAATGCTCTTGTACCGCTCGGCAAGGGTGTCGTATACGGTTTCAATGACCATAGCCGATACGCTGACACCCAGAAGCGAGTGCCGGATGGTGACGGTATCGCAGAGATTGACCCGCTCCAGGAGTGCCGAATACTCTGGCTGTTTCCAAAGCGGCTCGAAAGAGACCGTTACTGTCGGAATAGTTGTGCCGAGCGGATTGGCCTTGATGTAGCTGTTGGCCTTTGCCCGGAGCGCTTCCTCCGTGATAGCCGCATCTCCAAATTGGTCGGAGAAATCCATGATGAGCGTTTTCGCCCGGATGATCTCCGAGGTCACAATAGGAAGCGTCACCTCCGGCAGCGTGACTACCGTTTCGGTGTCCGTGCCTTCCGGTGTGTATACGGCATACGGGAGCAGCGCAGCATACACGCCGCTGTTGTCCTCGTCCTGCTCCATGTCGGTGAGGTTCTTGCCGTATTCAATGACCACTCCGGTCTTCTGCCCACGGTGCGAATGGAACTTCACCGTGAAGTTGTCCCATTCAAACTCACCATACCATTTGGAGAGCATGGAGCCTTCCGTGCCGCCGAGGCAGGCTCTGACGCTTTTCGGCTGCGTGACGGAAAACACCTTTGCATCCGAGTAATCCGTCCAACCCGTAAAGCGTGTATCTCCGGCAAGAAGCTGCGAGAGGATAAGCTGCGGAGAACGGCTCTCGGTCGAAAACGGCATCACCGGAACATTGGCGAGGTCATAAGAAATGTGCTGACCGTAGATCGTGACGATGCCATTCAATGGCTTCGTGATGCGGTAAATACGGAATGCCTGGTCGGCGGCGGTGTCATTGGGTTTTGCCTTGATGATGCACTCCTTGGTGATAAGCCCGTAGTGCTGACCGCTGACCGGGTATTTGAGCAGACACTCAAACACACCGTTTCGCTCTTCGGTCACTTCGCAGGAAATGGTGTCCGTCAGCACTCCAAGACCAAATGTCGAAAAGTCCGCGGCGTTGGGCAAATAAAGCACCGGGATCATGAAAACCACCTCCTTCCGGGCATAAAAATACCACCGGGGATTTCTCCCTGGTGGTGTAATAAAAGTGATTCGTTTGTTGTTCGACAAACCGGAATTGCTCCAAGTTTTCTCGGCTGCACCTTCTTGCTCTTCGGACGAGGAGTCTCCCTCGTTCAAAGAGCTCGGTCAAATTTCTGTTTAACGATTTCTTTTTCCGGTATTCTCTGTCCCTCGGATTTCCTCATGATAGAAATAATCTACGATCACCGGATGTCCCTGCGGGACTCTGCCATAAGGCATTTCATTATCC